GGGCGGCGGCGGTGCCACACTGCAAGGCAACTTCCAGATTGATGGAAGTGTCAGCCTGGCCGGTGGCGATATTACCGCAGATGGCGTAAGCCTCAAGTCTCACACCCATCCTGGCGACAGCGGCGGTAATACGGGCCCGCCGAATTGAGGAACCACTGCCAGCGGTGGCGCTGGCAGGTGTAGCCGATTATCCAAGCATGAAAGGCAGCGACTCAACGACAGGAAAAACCCTCTCTGGGTTAGATCATCTTCGGCAATCGATTCGGAATATTCTCACGACTCCGATCGGTAGCCGAGTTATGCGGCGTGACTATGGATCACGGCTCTACGAGCTTGTTGACGCCCCAATGAACGAAACAACCAATCTCGAAATCTACGCAGCTACGGCTGAGGCTTTGGCCCGATGGGAGCCTAGATTCCGGGTTAAACGGGTGCGGGCATCCTCCGCCTTACCCGGTCAGGTATTAATCGACCTACTCGGCGAATATACCCCAACAGGCGAGCCTGTGACATTTGACGGCATAGAGGTGAGTTAATGGCTGGAACTATCAATCTGGCTCAGTTGCCGGCCCCGAATGTCGTTGAAGAGCTCGACTTCGAAACCATTTTGGAAGAGCGAAGGCAGTCATTCTTGGCACTTCTGCCGGCACCCCGAAGATCAGACGCTGAAAAGGTGCTGGCAGTAGAAAGCGAGCCACTTGCGATGCTCCTACAAGAGAACGCCTACAGAGAGCTAATCTGGCGCCAGCGCGTAAACGAAGCCGCCCGCGCCACCATGCTTGCCTACGCTAAAAATTCAGACCTGGACAACCTGGTTGCCAACTTCGACGTGCAGCGCCTGGTTGTTTCGCCCGGTGACCCAGATGCTAGGCCACCGGTACCGCCCACCTACGAATCCGACGACGCTCTGCGCTTGCGTGCACAGCGAGCGTGGGAAGGCCTGAGCGTTGCCGGCCCGCGCGGTGCATACGAATACGAGGCACTGTCTGCGGATGGCCGCGTTTCCGATGCCAGGGTAGCAAGCCCCAGCCCCGCCTACGTCACGGTCACCCTGCTGGCAAAAGAGGGTGATGGCACGGCCACCCAGGACATCATCGACACCGTAACACCAGCGCTGTCTGCGGAAGACGTGCGCCCCCTGGGCGACCGGCTAACCGTTCAATCGGCCGCCATCGTGAATTACCAGATAAACGCCACGCTCTACGTGTACCCAGGCCCTGCGCAAGAGCCGATCCTTGCCGCAGCGACCGCATCGCTTGATACATACATCGGCACGCAGCGCCGAATCGGCCGCGATATCCGCATATCAGCAATACATGCCGCTCTGCATGTAGAAGGTGTTCAGCGCGTCGAGCTAGCCGCGCCCGCATCAGACGTGGTGCTGTCCGAAACCGAGGCCGCTTACTGCACGGCAACATCCGTTGTGATTGGTGGCAGCGATGAGTAACAACAGAACGCCGCTACTGCCCAACAACTCAACCCCGCTTGAACGAGCCGCCGCAGAAGCGCTGGCCGACATCCAGCGCGTGCCGGTACCACTTCGCCAGCTGTGGAATCCGAACACTTGCCCGGCACGCCTGCTGCCGTATCTGGCCTGGGCATTCAGCGTGGACCGGTGGGATCCGCTCTGGACCGAGCGGGCCAAGCGCGAAGTGATCGCAACGTCGTTCTACATCCACCGCAAAAAAGGAACCATCAGCGCCCTGCGCCGGGTCGTCGAGCCCCTGGGCTACCTGCTGGAAGTAAACGAGTGGTGGGAAACCGAGCCCATGGGCGTGCCGGGCACCTTCGCGCTAAAAATTGGCGTATTGGACACCGGCATCACCGATTCAATGTACCTGGAACTGGAGCGACTGATTGACGACGCCAAACCCGTCAGCCGCCACATCACCAGCCTGGACCTGGCTGGGGAAAGCGCCGGGAAATTTTACGCGGCCCTGGTCGTCTACGACGGTGACGTGACTGCGGTCACTCCGTACCAGCCTGGCACCATATCTGTGTCAGGCCTGGCGTACGTCGCCATGGCCACTGACAGCAACGACTCAGCGACGGTTTACCCGCTATAGGAGCAACAATGGCAACCTTTTACACCCTATTGACCGACATCGGCCAGGCGAAACTGGCAAACGCCATTGCCCTGGGCCAGACCATAGAAATTTCGCACATGGCCGTAGGCGATGGCGGTGGCTCTTTGCCTACGCCAGATTCTGCACGCACAGCCTTGGTGAACGAAGTGCGCCGGGCACCCATCAACCTAAGCGAAGTGGACGCCGAAAACCCGAACTGGGTAGTGGTTGAGCAAGTGCTACCGCCAGACGTGGGCGGCTGGACCATTCGCGAAATTGGCATTATTGACTCAAACGGCGACTTGCTCGGTTACGGCAACTACCCGGAAACCTACAAGCCGGTGCTGGCCGAAGGTTCCAGTCGCACACAGACTATTCGTTTTGTTATGGAGGTGTCTGATACTGCTGCCGTAACGCTAAAAGTGGATCCGTCTGTTGTGCTGGCCACCCGCGGCTACGCAGATAACATTGGTGCTCAGTCTGCAGCAGCTCTCGCCAATCACCAGGCCGGGCGCCAGCACCCTGCGGCGACGACAACCGCCCAAGGCATGGTCGAATTCGCCGATCAAGCCGAGCACCTGGCCGGAACCCGTTCTGATCGCGCCGCCACGCCCAAGGGATTGGCTCAGGCTCTGGATGCGCGCCTACCGATCACATCCCACAAGCTCATCGTTATTAATGGCTCGCTGGCCATGGAGGAAATCTGATGTACGGCTATCCAAAAGTCATCAAAACCCGCGCAGATGTGCACTACCTGGTGGGCTACATGGGCTCGAAATGGGCCACCGAAACCAACGTGCAGCGGGGCCTGGCGTTTTTGCGGGGCCTGCGTGACAACACCACCCAGTACGTTTTCGACCGCGCACTGGCCGAAGGCGAAGACCCGGATGGCATCGAGCCCCAGTACCGTGTACTGACCAGCCAGGGGGGCGAACGCGAGCAGTTCACACTGCAAGACAACCCCACAGCAAGAATTCACCAACTCGGCTTTACCGTAGCCGAAGTGCAGCAGCTGATCGACAGCGTTGAAGGAGCGAAGTAATGGCCCAAGGCGACCGCATTATCATTCCCGCAAGTGCAGCAGGCTTTTTCAGCCTGTTTGGATACATTGAAAAAGGCACCGGCGACACACTGAACTTGCCCGAAGGCATGGTGAACATAGGCGGCAACAGCAAGGGCTTTCTGCTGGAATCGTCGGCGAACTGGAACCCGGCGTTACCGGTCAACAACGATGGCGGTTTTACCAGCTTAGCCCTGGGCGATGACGTGTACATATACGCCACCCAGCAGGCCAGCGGCATCGCGGGCTGGATTGCATCAAAAAACAGCACCGTGCCCACCGGCTTTACCGCAGACAACAGTCGCAAAATCGGCGGCTTTCACTTCGGTAAAGTGCGCACCATGGCTGATGCTTACAGCGCTGCGGCCAGCCTACCAACCCAAATCGTCCCGAACAGCTGCTGGGATTTAAAGCATCGCCCAAAGTGCGACCCGACCGGAATGGTTGAAGTAATACCTGATCAGCTGTGGGTGGATATCTACCTGGCCAGTGAAGACGGCACGGCCTGGCCAGATAGCCTACCGTTATCAATCCACAGCGCCACTCCGATAACAGGCACGGATGGCTACTCGTATTTTGATTACACCCGGCTAGTCCGCAACGCCGGCAAGCGCATGCCAGATTACAACGAGTTCGTGATGTTCGCGTATGGGGTGCCGCAAGGTGCAACCGGCGCAACCGGGCGACAAAATACCGGCAACCATGCCGGCTATGGCTTTGAGTGCGTAAGTTGCCTAAACGTGGACCAGCCCAGCGGAAACGTTTACCAAGTGAGTTCTCACTTTTTTGATAGAGACATAGGCACAGGCTGGAAAAACGACCTTAATACTGGCAAAGATGCCGCTAAAAGCCACGGGCAATGGTATGGCGGCCAGTTCCGCACTGCCATATTCGGCGCCTACTGGAGCGACGCCGGCGAGGCCGGCGCCCGCAGCGTGTACCTGAGCAGCGATCCGTGGGGTGTGGGCACGAATGTTGGGTTCCGTGGCGTCTGCGATTCTCTGTAATCTGTTATCTGGATATCTGTTTTAATGCGGGACTTTGCGCCCC